GTAAGCCATAATTTATCCTCATTTAATACTACCCCAATTTGGTCCAGATTCAAAGTCAACTTTATTCTTGACCTCAAGAGGTATCGCTTGTTCCATTACATTTTGAATTATGTTAGCCGTGTAGCCTCCATCAATAGAAATACATAATTCATCGTGTATTTGTATGTGTGGTATTATACCTTTTTCGTGTAGATCAACCATAGCCTTCTTTGTCATATCTGCGGCTGACCCTTGTATCAATCTATTCAAAGCCTTATAAGTAAATGCAGGTGTATAATATCTATCAAAATAATCCATGTAGTTTGCATCTATCTTGTTCTCTTTGTATTTATCTAACATCTCTGCTTTGAATGCCTCCATCGCCTGCTCTTTGGTATATAATGGCACCTCGTTAAATCTATTTGTTTCAGGATTCCATTCCTTATTTGTTGTCTCCCATCTATCAAATCTGCAAAATCTATCGTGCAATGTAAATAACAATTTGTTTTGTTTTGAAAATGCTATTAACTCCTGTGATAGCTGTCTGACAAATGGCACCCTACTATGATATTCGTTAAATAATTCCTTCGCCTGTCTCTGGTCCAGACCCAACTCTCTCTGTAGCTTGATCTTACCCATACCATAGAACAGACCTAGGTTGATCGTTTTTGCCTGTTTCCTGGAGATATTAGCCATGTCAGCAACGATTTGATGAAAATCTGCATCATCCTTATCAAACTCCTCCTGCAGATTCTCTGTGCCTGGCAGACCCAATTTGATCGCATAGTGTACCACAATACGTGGCTCCTGTTGTGAATAGTCAAAGCTCCCCCACTCACAGCCCTGCTCTGGTATAAACAATTCTCTCATCTTGCTACCGATATAACCCTTAGCCGGTATCTGTTGCAGATTAGGATTAGACATACTAAATCTTCCGGTGACAGTGCCACCTGTATCTGATCTTATCTGATTTATATCTGCGTGTATTCTACCCTCGTGCACATACTCTAACAATCCATCTATAAAAGTATTGACCGCTTTGTCATACTCTCTTGCTTTTGCGATCATACGTAGACACTTGTTGTTATGTTTTCGTAAATAATCTTTTGGTAGTTGTGGCATCTTAGATTTTGGTGTGACCTTGTAATCTTTTATACAAAGATGGTCTAATAAT